AACCACCCATTCTAAATCATCATTGTAATGAACATTAGGATAAACTTCTTTTATCTGTTCATCTTCATGATCAAAGCAAGTATAATTATTGTGAAAATCACAACTCTTACAATCTTTAATTGGTTTTAAAGATTTAATAGTTGTATATCTATCTGCAATTATTATTTTTTTCTTCTCGCTACTCATTTATCCCCTTTTAGTTTTTTATCTCTTTCGTTTATAAACTTAATTACATGACCAGATAATATTGTACTATCTCTAAATGGATTAAGCTCTGTCCATGATTTGTCGCTTGGTACGTTGGTTAGATCAACTCCATTCTTTTTCTTAACGTAGTCAATCAACCATTGCGATAGTTTATTTTTCATTGTTTTTTCCTTTGTTAGTTTTTAGTGTGTTAGACCCGTCAAAAGTAATTTAATACTATGAATAACTATGGTATCTAACACAATAACCATGATGGTTATATTTAATTAAAAGTAAATATGTATTGTGTTCAAAATGGGTCAAGATATTAGTGTGATATAAATGCAACTGTGATAAATATACAACAATATGAGATATACTTATTTAATAAAGGATCAGCAAGGCAAAGAAGAAGAATACAAGGCTATGAGTTATCGTAAGTTATTAAAGAAGTTATCAAGCAAGTATTCAAATAAAATAGTTCAGATTAATTATAGGAATAAGAAAGATCATCATCTTGTTAAGATTGTGAAGATCAAAGAGGTTGATTGATTGTTGTTGAATGTTCCTATTCTAATACGTCAACGACATCGTAAGCTCTCGTGTATATAATCGGACAATACTATTGACCTATATATGTTCCGATAAGTTATTGTTATCGGTAATCATAAGTTATCAATAGTAATATTCTCTAGGCAACTGACTAAATTTATAAAACGATAGGGGGGGTATACCCAAAAATATGGTCGCTGTTATATATATATATATACATGGGACTCGAGGACACCTTTACAGACACAGCTTTAGCCACCCCTCCAGATTAACCCACACCTTTTACTTGCCAAGCCTTTCTAGTTTAAAATAATTTACAATTACTATATGTTGTTTAATATGTGGGATTACATACAAGACGACTTAACATCTATAGTTTTAATTGATGAGAAAACAAATACTCTTATCATTAAGGTATATGGATTAGAAAACAAATTAGCTGCAGAAACTTTTGCACACTATACAATGAGCTTATTACAGTTTGATTATAATACTACTGAGTATAGTATGCCTAGCACAATGATACACTAGATATGGATATTAAAATACCTTACACCCCTAGAAAACACCAAGCCTTATTACATAATAAAATATCTAAACATAGATGGTCGGTGCTAGTTTGCCATAGGAGGTTCGGCAAAACAGTATGTATGATTAATCATTTAATTAGGTCAGCACTATTGTCTAAAAATAAGAACCCAAGATATGCCTACATTTCGCCAACATTCAAACAAAGTAAATCAATCGCCTGGGATTACATGAAACAGTTTACAGCAAAGATACCCTACACCAAGTTTAATGAAACAGAGCTAAGGGTAGATTTACCCAATGGTGCAAGAATAACTTTGCTTGGGTCAGAAAACTCCGATGGGTTAAGGGGTATCTACCTAGATGGATGTGTGATTGATGAGTATGCAAATGTCAACGATAAACTCTTTCCTGAAATTATAAGACCCGCATTATCAGATAGAAAAGGTTACTGCGTATTTATAGGTACACCACAAGGAATGAATAATAACTTTTATGAATTGTATCAACACGCACAAGGAGCAGATGATTGGTTTAACTATAAAGCTAAAGCTAGTGAAACTAAGATTGTAGATAGCGAAGAGTTGGTCAAGGCAAAAGAAGTAATGGGAGAAAAAAAGTATCTACAAGAGTTTGAATGTGATTGGATAGCTAACATAGAAGGATCAATCTACAATGATACTTTGGTAAAGTTAGAAGATCAGAAACAATTAACAAGAGTACCTTACGATCCATCGTTGCCTGTAAACACAGCTTGGGACTTAGGTGTATCAGATCATAGTGCTATTATATTTTTTCAACAACTAGGTAAATCAATTAACATTATTGACTACCACGAAGAAAGAGGTCAGGGATTACCTTATTATATTCAGATGATTAAGGAGAAGGATTATGTCTACAAAGATCATTTCGCACCGCATGATATAGAAGTTACAGATTTTAGCAATGGTAAAACCAGAAGAGAGGTCGCCTATCAATTAGGTATTAGGTTTAAAGTCGTACCAAAAATTCCACTAGAAGATGGTATACACGCAACCACAATGACCCTGCCTAGATGTTGGATTGATACAGACCATTGCAAAAAGTTAATAGATGCGTTAAGACATTATCATCGGAAATATATTGACAAAAATCGTATGTTCCGAAGTAAGCCTGTTCACGATTGGTCGTCTCATGCCTGTGATGCTATGAGATACCTAGCGGTGGGTTTGCAAGAAATAAATACTAGACAAGTTGCACCACAAAGTGTAGCAGATAATAATTACAGGATTATATAATTATGAGTTTTTTAACACCAAAAATGCCACCACTACCACCTGTTCAACCTTTGCCGACACCACCATCAACTGAAGTGTCTCAAGAAGAGAAAGATAGAATTGCAGCGGAACAAGCAGCGATAGAAAGAAAAAGAAAAGGTAGAAAATCAACTATCTTAACTGGACCTTTAGGTATTGAGGAAGAAGCTGAAACAGAAAAGAAAACTTTACTAGGATCATAATATGGGAGGAAGTCCAGCAAGAGCAATTACAAGAATAGTTAAACCATCTCGACCTGCACCTGCACCAGTTATGGCATCACCTACAACAGCAGAAGTTTCTCAAGCAACAGCAACTAGCATGGATGGATATGATTCAAGAAAAACAAAAGCTAAAGGTAGATCAATGACAATTATGACAGGACCTGGCGGAATAGAAGATGAAACATTAACATTAGGAAGAAAGAGTTTACTAGGACAATAATGGCAAAAACAGAACTAACAAAAAAACTATTAACAAGATTTGGCAGACTAAAAGGTCAAAGGCAAAATTGGGAAACACATTGGCAAGAAGTAGCAGATTACATGATGCCAAGAAAATCAGACGTAACTAAAAAAAGAACTCGTGGCGATAAAAGAATGGAACTTATCTTTGATAGTTCTCCTTTACAAGCCTTAGAATTATTAGCAGCATCATTACATGGTATGCTTACAAACCCGTCTACACCTTGGTTTACTTTAAGATTTAAACAAGAAAATATAGATAACGAAGATGAAGCTAAACTCTGGTTAGAGTCTGCAACAGATGCAATGTATACAGCATTTAATAGATCAAACTTTCAACAAGAAATATTTGAATTGTATCATGACCTTATTACCTTTGGTACAGCAGCAATGTTTATAGAAGAAGATGAAGAAGATTTTATAAAATTTTCTACAAGACACATCGATGAAGTTTACATTGCAGAAAATGATAAAGGTAGAATTGATACCATCTATAGAAGATTTAATTTATCAGCACGAGCTGTGGTGCAAAAATTTGGTACAGCAGTATCTCAAGATATTATAGTTATGGAAAAAAAAGATCCTTACAAAGAAATAGAAATTATACACGCAGTTTATCCTAGATCAGACTTTGATCCTAGAAAACAAGATAAACCAAATATGCCATTTGAATCTGTATACATGGAATATAAAAATGGAAATGAATTATCTGTATCAGGATTTAAAGAATTTCCTTTTGTAGTACCAAGATATTTAAAAGCTTCACATGAAATCTACGGAAGATCACCTGCAATGACAGCATTGCCAGATGTTAAGATGTTAAATGAAATGGCAAAGACAACAATTAAAGCTGCACAGAAACAGGTAGACCCACCTTTATTAGTTCCTGATGATGGTTTCTTATTACCCGTTAGAACTGTACCAGGTGGATTAAACTTTTATAGATCAGGTACAAGAGATAGAATTGAACCCTTAAACATTGGTGCAAATAATCCATTAGGATTAAACATGGAAGAACAAAGAAGAGATGCAATTAGAAGTGTATTCTATGTAAATCAACTTATGATGCAAGATGGTCCGCAAATGACAGCTACAGAAGTTATCCAGCGTAATGAGGAAAAAATGAGATTGCTAGGACCCGTCTTAGGTAGATTACAATCAGAATTATTAAAACCCCTTATTGATAGAGTATTTAATATTCTATTAAGAAACAATCAATTACCTCAAGCACCAGAGTTTTTATCTGGTCAAGATATAGAAATTGAATATGTTTCACCTTTAGCTAAAGCACAGAAATCCACAGAGTTACAATCTATTATGAGAGCTATTGAAATTCTTGGAAGCATGGCTAATGTAGCTCCTGTATTTGATTATGTT